TCTTCATGTTCATCTCGCTTCGCCCTCGATGAGTAGGTCAACGGTCTCCGGATATTGCCCGGGTCTCATGCCAGCATATCGCCAGCGCGTGCCCTGGAATGTGATATCGATCCCGGCCGGTGGGATTGATGGAAGCGCAGACCGCAGCACCGACAATGCCCATCCGTGCACATAGTGACCTGTGTCGGCATCGACGCGCTCGAACGGCTCAGCGACCGCCTTTGTGATCACCGGCGTGGTGAGGTGAATCGTGATCGACTGACCGTGCGTCGTAAAAATCATCGCACGCCCCTTCTTGAGCAGGTCGATCGCGATCATTCCTCATCCTCCTTCTCGTCCGGTTTGCTCGGGTCTGGCTTGCTCGGATCCGGATCAACTGGTTCTCCTGCGCTCAACTCGTTCGGGTCTAGCCGGATGATCTCAGCGCGGCGCAGGCCGTAGTGATCGGCAACCTTCTGAGCAACGCTCATTTCATACCCCTTCTGCCAGAAGGCCTCCTCCCAGTCGCGTCCGCTTCGCCCATAGACCTCGTCATATGTGGTTACGCCAGCGCCTAGCTCGGCAATCGTGGCTGCGGAGTTGCGACCGATGTCGACATTGATCGCCTTTGGTGCCGTGAACTTCCACGCACGCCAGTCGGCCGGAGCGTTCTTCAGGTTGCCAGACTTGATTTCGTTCTCGATGACCCACTCGTATACGCGCCCGAAGTATCCGGCCAACGCAGCCGACCTCGCCCGGAACCAGTCGTTCGCCATATCGAGGTATGCCCTCATCACCGTCCCATTGACTCCTGGACGCGACACGAGGATCGCAGCATGCAACCCGGATCCTGCCGTAGCACGCTCGAGGACGTAGTCCCAGAATTGCTGAACCGACACAGAAGGCCGGTCGCTCCGATGCTCCTTCAATTCGTCGCCAGCCTTGAGCACGATTGTTTCGGCTCCGAGCACATTGCGATAGTAGATGTCACGGTCTTCGTCATCCGGATCTGTTTCCTTGCGCAAGCTCGCTCCGATGCCGGACTCCTCCTCAATCTCGCCCGTCTGAGTCGTGATCGTGCGGGTGATCGATGCGTTGTCCTTCGCTGCCCCCATCTCATAGCCCTGCAGCTCCTGCAGGTCGAGGTAGTCGTTCAGGACCGCATAGAAGATTCCGATCTCGCGATACTGCCCGATCCTGCTCGGCTCGTAAATGTGATCGCAATACTGCGCATCCAGAAACATCCAGGACTGCTCGACAGTCGGAGTGTCGCCGATCCGGATCCAGTATCCGAGCGGCCGCATGGTTACCGGGTCGACCTCTACGCCATCGATGATGCTCTTGCCCTCATCGCCGACTCGCGACCATGGAGTTTCGCACCGGTGCGCCTCGATAAGCTGATATCGCGGACGGCCGCTGTCCGGGCTGAATGTCCGGTTCAGGAATACACCGCCGTCGACGAGCCACGTGCGAGCAATCAGCGATTGATCCTGCTCAAACCCTTGCAGCGAGACAAGGTTCCCGTAGCGCTGCCAGTTCTTCCAGGACTCCTTCGCGAGTAAGTTCCAGTCGCGGTCCTTCGTGTTCGGAGCAAGCTGCAGTCCACGCGGGCCCACGATGTATTGTTCGGCCTTATCAAGAAATGCGTTGACGATCCCGTCACTACTCTCCAGATCACGGCTCAGCGCCTGAATCTGTCTACGCCGGAACGGTGTCAGGTCCCGGCGTGCAGACTGCAGAGGGACGATGCCGCGTGATCGTTGGATCGACGGCGTCCCTGGATAGACGTTGCGCGGCGCTTGTGGTGGAGTCGGCTTGCGCGGCGCTTGTGGTGGAGTCGGGTTCCGGAATGCGCTGAGTGCTGCAGAGAGTCGGGTTGAGATGCTCATAGCCTGTAGGTTGAGAAGTCGGGTCGGAAGTTCGTGATCGGCTTGAGCCGTGCCATCATCGCGACGAACATCTCGTCGTCGGTCGCGTCAGGCGCATCGGCCTTGATCGATTCGTAAAGATCAAGCATATCGCTTGCGAGCGATGCGATGTCAGTCGGAGCCACGCCAGACGGAAAGGTGAACGATACAGTCGCTCCGGATCCTCCCGTCTGTGAGATCACACGTCCCTCGCGTATCTCATCTAGCCGGGCCTTACACACGGCCTCAATCGCCGCAAGTAGCGTTATGTCACCCTGCTCCGCATCCCATTTGATGCCCCTCAGAAACAGCCGCTTGAGCTTCGTTGGAACTGCCATGCCAACACTATCGCGTCGAACAATGGCATCCGCGAACGCCGAATTAGGAACTTTTCGGAATTAAACGGAACTGGCGAAGAATCTCGTAGCCGTTACCACTCCATTCTCATCACATCCAACACATTTCAAAACAGTGCCGTCCGAAAGCTGAACATCGTCCGGCATTGTTTCATCCGACGACTTTTGAAAGAATGCCGTCACAGTCTTTCCGTATACCTCAACCATTGCAACTTCATTCGGATGTAGATGCGGAGCGCCTTGAATCAGTGTTCCGTCGATGCTGTAGAAATCGCTTCCACGCTTCTGTCGAGCTTCATACTCGATCTGCATCCGGATCAGTTTCATCAGCGTCGATCAAGTTTGAGTTTAATTGCATCAAATCGAATCTTTTTTATTATTTTCGCAGTCGGTGCAGGATTCCGCACGAGCCACGCCCGAGCCTCGCTCACGGTAGCCGTTCCGCCGGGCATCAGGAACCCGCGCCTCCGCATCGCGTAGACGTATTTCAGGCTCCTACGCAGTTCATACGCGAGCTCGCTCGCAGTCAATAGTTTCTCAGTCGTCATTGGTTTTTAACACTCCCAGCCGTATCGCGACGGCAATCTGTTCGAGTTCACAGTCACGCAGATGGTCAGGCCAGCGCCGTCCTCGCTTCTTCCAGATCCTCTGCGTCTTTCCGGTTTTGGGGTTGTAGACGTCGACCTCGTATTCTCCATCGAGGTGACGAAAGTATTCGTCTGTCGCGTATTGCTCCGGGATCTCCCACCGCACCGGAGAACGATCCTTATTGCGCAATGCCTTGAGCACGGCCTTCACTCCCGGGTTACTCCATCGCAGCTCGTTCACAGTCTTATGCCCCGCATGAGCCGTCCCTGAATACGGGTCGAACTTCCGCTCAGTCCAGATCCGGTGAACCGGCTTGGTGTGCTTGCCCTTCACTCGATGTGGCCAACTCTCCGCTCCGTCACCTCGACACGCGAACCAGCCGAACAGAGCGCACATGCGATAGATCGCCGTCCCCTCATGTCCGGAGTCGACACCTGTCAAGTCCGGTGCAACGTTCATCCGGATCCGGTGCTCTTCGAGTTCTGCGTCTGAGGTCCACCGTCCCCACTCGACGAGCCGCGAATGTCCTCCGTAGAACCAGTCGCGACACACCCACCAGTGGTCCTCCTTCTCTTGGTAGTCTGCGGTCAACACCCTGCAGGCGAGCTCACCCGCTGCCGGATCTCCGGATAGGACGATTGCCTCGCGCCGATCCTTGATCTCGTCCTGTTGCATCCATGGTTCGGCCAGTTCGCCGTTGACGAACCCTTGCAGCCCGTCGAGGCTATGCTTCGCCTTGCGGAACTTTACGACGAGATCGCCCCACGTGATATCCGGTGCGTAGAGCGATGACAGATGAAAGCTCCGGATCTCGGAGTTCCGTATCGTCGGCCTCTCTACGGCCTCCCGAAGAAGCCGCGTCTTGTCGGACTCGCTCATCTGGTGCCCGCAATGACAACACTGTAGTCGTGTGCTGTCCCGTGTGCGCTTCTCCCAGTCGTCGCTTCCGTGCTCGACGTTTTCCCACACAAGCTCTGACTCGATGCCCTGCTTCGGTAGGACGCTCATCTCCTTTGAGAACACAGGAAGGATCGCCTTGCCGCACTTCGTGCAGTGCCAGAATGATCGGGTCTGATCTCCCTGGAGAAAGTCCTGCCAAATCTGCCCGTCCTCTGTGGTCGGAGTCGATGTCTCAAGGATCTTCCGGATCGTCCAGTATGCCTTGGCGCGTTGCTTAGCGAGCTCGACAGCGTTTGCCTCCCTCACGGTCTTGAGCGCGAGTTTGTCGACCTCGTCGAGGATCACAAACCGCACAGGGTTCGATGCGAGGTTCGCCGGGCTATTCGACCCGGTGAAGATGAACAGCGCATTCCGGAACGACTGCGAGAGATGAGTCCACCTGCGTCTGTCATCCGGGAGCAGTGCCCGCATGGTTGGGCTGTCCTCCATCATCTTTAGCCATCGCTCAGCGCTGAATGTCCGCGCGAGCCTGTCATTCGGAAACACCCAGATGAATGGACCTGGAGTGTTCGATATCAGCCACGACGCACCGACCATCAGCGTCGTCGTCTTGCCGGTCTGCGACCCGAAACACAAGACCACCTCTCGAACCCTTGGATCCGCGATCGCTTCGAGCACAGAGCGGACATAAGGCGTCAACATCGTGCTGTATGACCCGGGCCGCGGCGTTGGACATGACAACAACCGGATGTGCTTCTCACACCACTGCCACGCTGGGATGTTCTCCGGCAACTGCCAGAACCCAAGCGCCAATCCTGCGATCACATCACGCATGCCCTTGCAGCCTCCTCAGCCTGCGCAACTGTCCACGAATAGCAGTCAACACGCTCTTCTGCAGCGTATCGTCCTCGAGTGCTCCTTCGAGTGTCCTGACGTCTGCAGACTCGCGGACTCGCGAGATTCTGCTTTCGATATCGGTTGCGTAGCTTTCTTCCACGTAACTCATCTTTGATCGAAACAACTCCTTGCTATGCTCGTTCATGATTCTCCTTTGATGATTGATTGTGCCAGTGTGAAAATCTGTGTACGCTCCGCATCGAGGATCTGACGCGCGTGTTCCGGATCCGCCGGGTTTACCTGGTGCGCCAACCGCTCCGGCTGCGTCTTGAGGTGCGCACTCACCGGACCATACCACTCGCGTAGGAGAGACTCGACCTCGCTCATCCCGATGAGCTGGCCTGTCTTCACTTTGTGCTCTAGCTCTGCGAGCTTTGTCTTCGTCTCGTAGTGCTCAGCTTGCGCACGCATCAGCCGAGCCTTGAGATCGTCAGTCGCGGTCGGTGTAACCGCTTTGGATTTTTTATCCGAAGCCTTCGCCGCTCTCCACACCTGCACAGCATCAAGCCCGCGATGCACCGGGCAACCCTGCTTTGCCCATGCATACAGGGTTTTACGGCTCACACCTAACGTATTCGCAAGCTCTGTTCTGTTTGGCGTCTTCATTGTTTTTGTGTAACTGTTACCTCGATCTGTGGAAATTCACTCAGTTGCAAAAAGCGCTCCTCCGCGGCCCCTGCTCTAAGTCGTTGACGCCCAAGAGATTCCTTGCCTCGGGGGTGTATAGCATCGGCATCCATTTCGGACGCGTGGAGAAAGGAGGAATCCAGATCAACACATGGTCACACGGCTCGTCTCCGATGTATCCATTGCGGCGCATGACCTCCTCGTATACGGACATCTGCAGGGCGTAGTGTGTGGCTGCGCAATTGGGCAGGCCTCCGATGCCGGTGTTCCAGGCGCGTGTTGTGATCTCCTCATTGGTCTTCCAATCGATGATCATCACCCGGTCGGGTGTGCGCATGACGAGGTCTGTGGTACCCGCTATGAGGAGATCAGGATCGAATAGGACGATTTCACAGCCGATCAACGTGAAGCAACGCAGGCGCGACACAGCAGCCTCGATACACGCGAACGCAATTGCCTCCTTGCTATCGCGTGGCTCATGCGGCACGCGGCCTGTGAGCAACGCCTCAGCCACCTCGTGACAGCGTGTGCCATAGGTCGACGCGGCGCGGGCCTTGGCTGCCCATCGCGCAATGACCTCATCCGGGTGCACTCCATTATCCCGTGCAATGCGCACAGCATGAGCCGTGGAGTCGAATGCAGGGAACGCGGACTTGATCAGCGATGTGACCGAGCGATACGAGAGCCCGCGTGAGTCAACGTATGAGTGATCCTCCTCTGTGAATGTGAGGGTTATATCCCGAACCGGGTGCCTGGTCTGTGTTGTGTGTGGCATGACTAGGCTCGGACGTTGCACCCGGCTCGGACGGGCATTTTCCTATAGAGTACATCCCATATATATGTGGTATATATATATATCCCCCTGTACTTTTGATAGATATATAGTGGGCGCACTGGCCGCAAATACGTAAGGTGTTGATTGTCAATGCAAATTCTGCGGACACTATGGCGGACAAAGTAGCGGACACCCACCCTCGAAACTGTCCGCAAATCGCTAAATCTCAAAAGCATTGTTCCAAGACCACCCGTCCGCACTGTCCGCACTGTCCGCACATCGCGAAATCTCTTAGCAAATGTTTGCTTGCGGCCTGTCCGCACTGTCCGCGCTCCCAACTGTGTCCTGTCCGCACTCATACGATCTCCACTACCTTGTTGCCCTTCATTCCGATGATGTGTGGTGCACACTCATCATACTTCACCGGCATCCACATAATACCCCGGCGACGCTTTGGTCCGGGGTGAGGGTATCGCTCCGGCTTAACTGCGAAGCACTTCATCAGCCCGTTCTTCGCGAGGTTGCGCAGGTATTGGACTCCCGGGCAGTTGATCTCGCGGCCGAGGATCTCATCGACCCACGCTTTGACTACCTCGCTCCGGATGAAGATCATCTCGCTACCTGGTGCACGTCCGCACTCGATAAGGCGCGTTGTGAACTCATCCTCGATGGTCTTGGCGTGCTCGTCCTCTACATTGGACACAGCACGCGACTCCATGAGCGTGGCAAGCGCGTTGCGGTATTCCTCCTCATCGTCGCACGCAGCGCGGAGGATGGTCTCCTCAAACTCAGGGAAGCGAGTCTGCGGTTCGCACTCGATCGGATCCCGGCGCTCGATCATATCGATGATATCGGCGAAGATGTTCATGCGGAACTTCTCGATGTATTCGAGCACGTCGCGCTTCCAGTTGCCCGAACGGCGAGGCTTTGCGACCTTTACGTAGTAGCACCGGTCCGACAGGTCATTGTCTACCGTTGCCGAGTTGACCGTGATGACGTATGTCAGATTGTTCGGCCGCGTCTCCTCACCCCGTCCGTATGGTGCCTTTCCCGAT